CCTCTGCAACAACCTTTGCTAGAAAGGATGCAACCTTCTTGTCTCCTACCTTGGTGCTGGCGTATGCCAATACTGAAGTAGATGCTGTGATGATAATTGCCTGAGCCTCTGCGTCAACATTCCATTTGACGAGTGCCCATGCAACAGCACCGAGAACTACACCCTTAATGGACTGGTCAGCAATTTGAGAATTTTTAATAGCCATTTGCCAATTATACGCTAAATTAACGGCGCAGGTAGTTGATTTTCTTAACCATGCCCATGGGAATCATGATGCCATTACCAGCGTGGGTGTCATTAATCAAAGAGACAATTTTGACGCACTCGGAATCTTTATGAACCAAGTACCCAACATAGAGGGAAGGTGCTGGTTTGGACTTCTCAATTTCCTCATGACCAAACCACCCAGACTCAATGTCTGATGCGTCTAACCATAGAACTTCAACAAGTGGAGGTTTGGTCGGATTCTTCTTAGAAAAGACTGAATCTACGAACTTTTTGAAATCTGGTAGGTCGGACATTTCCCTATTTTACCCTAGTATTTTGCCTCTGTAATACATGGTGCCATCGTGGATGGGGAGCATTTCGGGGTGGAATGGACCATCACCCTCCTTGTAGCGGATAATGCCCAGTCCCTGTTGCCAGTCCTCAATACAGGTAATAGGGCGACCATCTAGGTCAGTGCCCCCCTTGGTAGAAGGGACCATACCGTCCACACGGGCAAGGCATCCAAAAGAGATAGCCGCAATGGTCTTGGCACCGTCCCAGTCATTACGGGTTCGTTCTGCCCATTCACGGCGATGAATGTGTCCATAGATGACAGATGCCTTCTCTGTTGAGAGGTACTTGTGGGCAGTAGAACCATTGGAGGCAACCTTGGTGCCATGGATAATCTTGACACGATTGTTCAACCAGAACTGGCTTGCTGGATACCCTGGCAAATACTCAACACCAAACTCGTCAAAACGGCAGAGGAATGGGATGGAGATGACGGGCCATGAGTCTGGTGTATTGCCACGCTTAATACCAAACGATGCCTTGGCGTTATCAAGGATGTAGTTGGTAAGGCGAGCCTCGTGGTTACCTTCCAACCAAATGATGCGAGCCTGTGGAGCCGCATCACGGATACGAGCACACAGCGTTGTAAGGAAGTCAATTGTTGCCTGTGTTGTCAAAGCAAACGCAGGAGTCAATCGGTACTTACCAAACTCAGGGAAGTCTGCGTTATCACCGTTAAGTGCAACTACATCTGGCTTCTCTGTCTTGATAACAGTAAGTGCATAGTCAATTGCAATAGGGTCGTGTGTGCTGACAAGTGAACCATCGTTTGCTCTAAAGAAACCAGCCTGAATGTCTGGAAGAACAACACATGTCTTCCAATCAGATGTTGACGACTTAATAGTTGTCTTTGGAAGTTTGATTGCAGGACCTTGGTGGATGGGGTTCCACTCAGGACCGTCTGCCCACTTTGGTGAAAATTGAATTGCAGAAAGGTCATGAATCTGTGCTTCACCATCTTGGTCTTTTGTCAAAGACTGATAGAGAGAGACCCGTTTTACTGAGCCAATTTCATTAATGTCAATGTTCTGTCGCTCAAGAACTTCAAGAAGTTTTCCTAGTGCTTTTGCATTGTTTGATGGTGTGTTGAGGTCATTCGCCAATTCGCTCACAGGGGCACTCCTTATTTACATGTCGTTGTACTGTTGAAACACTGATGTTGTGTCCGTTTCTACGGAGCATTTTTGTTAACCATGTTGCACTGTAGGCTTTTGAACGACCTTGTCCTCGGTCATTACGAATGCGTTCAACTGCATTCTCCAAACTTACTCGGTCTTCTTCATCAAGACCTTCGCTAATGATTTTTATCTTACATGCACCAATCACAAAACTTGGTGGTGGTGCCTCAAGGTCCGCACTAAGCGAACTCTTCTTGGTCTTTTCTGCCATTCAGAAATCTCCTCACGATGAGGTTAAGAACCTCGTCATGAAGGTTATCACGAACTAATGCGTGACGGAAGGGCTATTTCTTAAGATGCCAATCAATGTGGTCATCTAGTCGTTCGCCCACCTTGTCAACAGAATTTTGGACTTTGTCCAATCTTTTCATAACCTGACCATGGTCGTCACTGTTAGATTGCTTCATTGATTTAAATTCTTTGACTGACAATCCCAACAATCCTCCGACTGTGGTGATTGAGGCAACAATGATAGTAGCGAGTGCGGGGTCCATAATTTATGCCTTATAAGTACGCAACGGTGAAAATTGGTTAATCTGGTTTGGATTAATAATTTGAGACATATCAGTTGCTCTTTGAATGTTCCTCAATGTCTCTCCTTTATCTTGTGCTTGCTTACCAGCCCATCCAAGAGCCTGAGTAACCTCAACAGGTGAAGGTATCTTTAAACCACTAACTCCAGTTACAAAATGAGATGTTCTAGATGCACGGTTGTGTGCCTCTTCACCTATGTAGTAACCCATATCTGGTGCCGTTTGGAGGAATGGATGACCTCTCCCACCACCCCTTGGTAGTGCAGTTGCTCCTGTAAATATATTTGCAGGACGCAAGATATCCCCAAGACCCCTAGTAACTTCAGGAGGTAGGCCCGTACTTAATTTACTAGAATGAACATCTCCTGTGTAGGTAGGGTCTGTCCAATGAGGTAGACGAGAGGCTTTTTCTATAATATTTACAGAATCTGGATTTTGCCTAGCCCATTCTTCACCATGGGTTAAATGCCCAAGGAAATGGTGAACACCAGCGTTATATAAATCACTTGAACTTTTAAGAGTATTAAGTGTATAACTCGGTACTTTATGTCCTCCACCTATAGATTTTTTCCCAAAAAGTTCGTATGGATTATTAAATGTACGAACTGCGTCAGCACCTTTAGTCCAACCACCAGCACCAAAGTTTCCAAAATCATGCAAAGCATCAGACAAACTATCGGGAGCATTAATTTTTGATTCTGAAAACCAATGAGAAACTGTACTTTTGTTTCCTTCATTGATGGCTCTGTGATGTGTGGCTAATCCAGCCAATACAGAAGGAGGTAAAGTAGATAAAGGATGCGTTCCGCTGTGGGGGATTAAATCTTGGGCGTGCGATTTACCCTTTGCTATTAAATCACTATTTATTCTTTTTACATCATTGTCTGAAAGAGTGACAGAGCCATGATGACCATGTGCTTTTAAAAATGAAAGTGCAGAACCAGCCTGTAATTCTGTTTGAGGGTCACTCAGCACACTTAATCTGGGAGTTGCTAACAAAGTAGATATAATATGACCAGTATCACGAGAATGGCTTTGCGCCGCTTGTCTAGTCATCTCAAACTTTTTAGGATAAAATAATCCTGCCTCTGGGACAATTAATCGTCCTTCTTGGCGTGATTGTAGCCGAGCCGCTTCAATTGGCATACGAGCCGCTTCTGTCACCGCACGGACAGACTGTGACATACCCGTAGAGTATGTTCCTAATGCTTCTTGAAATTGCGTCAGACGATTAATGATGCCTTCTGCTTGTTTCTTTTTATCAGGTTTAGCATTACCAGATAAAACTCTTTTCTCTGATTCAATTTCAGAGGAAACACGCTGTGGAATATTTGCTCCAAAATTTTTAAGACCCTCTAATGCCGCTTGTTGTCTTTCTTCGGTAGCGGTTCGGAAGTTACCACCACGCCGTGGGTTGTTTTCTGCCGATAATCCAGGAACATAATCCACATCAGGAACGGGAGTTTTATCTTTGCGGGCCATCAGTAATTTCCGCCTGCGTCAATGTTCTCTTTGTTCATTTTACGATAAGCGGCTGTTCCACGCTTACGCTGGCGTCCTGTGTCCAATGGGCGAGAAGGACGGCGCACAGGGGTTGGCTTCTTGTCAATGTCAAGATGCCCTGGCTTAAAGTTATCTAATGGGTCTGTGAATGGGATTCCAACGCCAGACATGTGGCGCTGTACATCAATACCACCACGAGGACCCACAGGTGTAGGGACATAGGGGTTTGGATAATCGGTACCAAAATCGGGACGCTTATAGAATTGCTCACTAAACAATGAGCGTTTAATCGTCCGCATAGCGGGAGAGAAGTTATAAGCAACCATTGCTCCCCCGTATACAGGAGCAATAGGCATGTCTGCCGTAGAGGTAGGTCCGCTACTGTCCTGTGCGGGAGCGCCAGCGTCTGCGCCCTCCATGGCTATCAGTCGTAAACGACAGTTGGGTTCGGACGGTTCATGTGACCACCCGTGTTGTACTCATACTCAAAGTATGGCATTGCATCACCAGCAACTGAACCCTGAACGAATTCTGAAAGAACCGTAGGAGCCTCAATCCAAGATGCGGCACCAACATGTGCACGCTCTGCCATGGTCTGTTCTGGGTGCTTGTAGAACATCTCTGGGTTGTTGTGGTTCATACGCAGTGGTGATGGAGCGGTGTCCATGTATGCACCCTGAGCAAAGTCATTAGGAACATCGGTGTCGGTAGCGACTCCCTCTTCAAAGCGAAGAGGTCCTTTGTTCATTGGGATGCTTGGCGCAAAAGTACGCTCAAACACTGGGCTGTGCTTCTCAGGAAACATGGGTGCTGGTGAAACATTCACTGTAGATAGTCCTCCAAATAGGGGGTTGTGACTTTCTACAAGAATACCATTTTTATGGACCCTTATCTGAAGAATGGGCTGTTTGACTCTTGAATCATCGGCATGGTATCCATAACGGTCATTGCACAAGCAATTGCAAGGCTGTCAGGATAGTCGTCAAAGGCACCCTTTTCGTTAGGAGCCGCCGCTAATAGGTAGGGTCCTTTATATACTTTTTCTAGGTCAGACATCTGCTGATTGAAACGCTTCCAAGTTCTTGTACGGCGTGCCTTACTGTGTCCAGGAAGAATCAGTTGCTCACGCTGAATAATCTCTGTGAGATGCACCCAACGCTCGTTCTGAGCCTTTGAATCAGACGAGATGGCTAATACTTCAATATTGGGCAAAAGAATCTGTAAACGCTCTGCTACAGCCCCTCCAACGCCCTGTGCGTCCACTCCGACACGAAGAAGGTCATAATGGCGCAAGAAGTCCACGATATGGAAATATTGTGATTCCCACTCTTCGTTATTAATCTCAAGCCAGTTGAGAACACGGTGCTCGTAGAAACCAAATGGGTCTGGATGGTCCCAGTCAACCCAAAGAACAGTCACTACGGTGGAGTCGTTGGCTCTCGCCACATCTATCCCCGCTACACAGGGTGTACGCCACCACTCCTTTACAAGGGGCATAGATGGGTCATAGAGGCGCTCCATTCGCTCCTCGGTGACGAACATACCCTTTTCAAGAATAAACTTATTCATGTATGACATCTGGAACTCATCGGAGTCCTCACCGATACGCAACTTTTCTTTAGAGATAAACTTGGCGTAGTTAGGGTTGTACTTGGACGCAACACGATAATCGTACTCAAAGTGACCGTTTCTATGACCACGACCACCATTTGCCGAACGGCGCTTGTTGTACTGAATCATTCGGTAGAAATAAGACTTCTGACGGTTAGCGGTTCCAGTCAAAACCATAGAGCCGTTGTTGAATGCCAACATGGGGGCGATGGACTTGGTAATCATGACCTCGTCCGCTTCCTGAGCCTCGTCCACAAGAACTAGGTGATAAGTCTTTGATTCAATCTTTGCCTTGGGGTTACATGTTTGCATACGACAGAGTGAGCCTGAGTTCTTGAGGGTGATGAGTCGTCCACGACCACGGGTTCCACCACCAGTTGCTTTGTCGTCAATCTCAGGGTCAAGCAAGAACTCAAGTGCGTGGTCGCTGGTCAACTTGGACACAATACGACCAAAGACAGTGTCAGCCTGCTCTTCTGTAGGTGCAAAAGTTCCCACCCACAAACCCTTTTCAAACTTACTAAGCCATGTCGGATAGATAGGCGCAAGTTTTGGAAGGATGACCATCATTCCAGCAATAACAGCAGATAGAACCTCTGACTTACCAGACTGTCGGGTTGCAACCACAGTCATCAAGTCACCATCTCCAAGAACGGTTGATTCTACGATTCGGTAGGCGATAGGAATTTGGTAAGGGAAGAACTCAACATCACAGAACTCTTCGGTGAAGATAATAATGCGTTTAACTAATTGGTCAATGAATTCAGCAGAGGTTTCGTCTAGTTCCTCTGCCTCACCAAAATCTTCTAACGGCTCAATGAGTTCTTCTTCTGTTGACATGTTACTTATCGGTACGAGATTGTAACTCGTCCCATAAATCCTTTACGAGGTCTAACACCTTAGAAAATTCATCAGGTGACGCTTTGTGATATGCCCACTGGTCGTAGGTTGCTCCAAGTTCCATGAGGCATGCATTCATCCACCCACGAATTTGGACTTCGTCCAGATTCTTAATTCGGTCAGGCCGTGGGCGCTCCTGTTTTACTTTCTTTTGGAACAGCATTCCAGTTTCCAATCTCATGTGGTGTCAATCTTAAATAACGACCTTGCATTGCAGACAAAATACCTAACTCTTCAGGAAGGTCTTGTGGTCTGCATAAACCTACTTGTAAACACCTCTTAAATGCAACAATGTAGATTCCTTTACCTTTGTGCCATGGTGAAGAAGTTTGGTGCATTGTTCCAATACCAGTACCAATCATCCGTTTATCTTTTCGGATAATCCAATAAACACTCTTCAAAATATAAAGTTGGTCATGCTCAAACTTGAATACATAGTTGAAGTAAAAAAGGGTCGGTGCTATAAAGGCTACATGTATAAAAAATATACAAAAAACATACGCCGTGAGAATTACAAACGGGGTGTATTTGATTAGTTTAAAAATCTTGTGTGTGGAAGTTGTCATCTCGTGAACCTATTCTGCTGTATTTGTATGCGTTAAGAAAGTCATTGATAAAACGACCTTTTGAATTGCTGTTTGCAAAGTTATTGTAGATGCTTTCAGGCACATGAGAATACTTGTAAACATCTCCACGCTTATGAAACTTTACATAAACAGTTCCAAGTGTATTGCTACCAACTGTATTCAAACCAGCCCTTTGGCTTAAATATTGTTTTTCAGCGGGATGTGGTACAAACTTATGTGCGGCTACACGGGTGCTTCGGTCTGGACCTTGTCCATAGTTGTCCTCTGGAGGTCGTGCATCAGCAACATATTGGGTGTCATAGTTGATGGAAAATCCACCCTCTTCACCATCTTTAGGAACTTCCGTGGATTTGACACGAGGTTGACCAAACATCTCAAACGGTGGAAGATGGTCCTCTTCCTCTCGTTCAGGTGTACCGCTAGGAATTAGTTGGCGAAGGTCTCTGTTTGCACCGATACGGCCTTCTTCAGCCAGAATATCGGTGAGACTTTTACCTAGTCCCCGTCTCTTCTTCGCCGCCATTATTCTCCTGTGCTTGGCTAAGAGCCGCTTTTAAAAGAGCCAATTCAACATTGAGTCTTGCAATTTCGTTGGATAGTTGTTTGATGACTTCTTGTGGGTTGATTTCCATTCCCACACTTTAGCGCATTATTGTGGCTTAGGTATTGACTTCCAAGCCGCTTCCATCTTTGCGGCGTCCTTAGCGAACTCTGGCTCAAATTCTAAATGGAGCCACTGCCCTCCAAAAGAACCAGCGTTCTCTTTTTCGTTATAAATCTTTACCGATTTGGGGTCTGAGCCTTCGCCACGGGAGCAACGGTAGCCACGACCATAACCAGGCTTTCCATCCTTAGCGTTTGCATCAAAGGCGTAATCGTGAATTTCTACAATTCCCAATTCTTTTGTATGAGCAAGGAACCAATCCCACATAGCAAGACCCGTCTTGCGGTCAGGGTACCCAATATCGCATGCGGCTCCAGTGGCGTGCACTGATAACCATTTTTCCATGCCAGGGTCACCAATCTTCTTTCCAGCGGTCTTAGAGTTTCTCATCAATCTTGGAGAATAAATCCCCATGTTCTTTGCTTTCCATCTACGACCACAAGCCATGACGAACCATTCAACGCCAGCGCCTGCCTTTTTTCCATCAAATGCGGGATAATATGGATATTTTCTGTTTGCCATGCCTCTATTATACAGTGCGCTGAACGGTCACGATGAGAGATGGAATACCTGGGGTACCCACTATGTCATCAGCCACTTGAGCAAAAATACGCATACCTGTGTCTGCGGATAACCACATAATTTCAGCATAATCTCCAGCAGTCATAGGAATCATCCAGTTCCAAGCGGCTACCAACTTGGTGTTGTTTCCTTCTAAAGTAACTCGTGTATTAGACCACGGGACATTGACCCCATTTTGACGAATCCAAATGTCAACATTGTCTGTTCCAGAGTCTGTTTTATCTAACTGGGCTGAAAACTGAATGTTGTAAATACCAGTGTTAGTTACTTTAATCTTTGACCCATCAAGGATAGTGATGTTGTTATGACCATCCATGCTGTTGATAGTCATGGTCCTGATGACACTACCAACAGGGTTTGTTTGTATAGTTGTGTCATAAAACGAACCATAATCGTTTGACGGAAGAATGGTTTTAGCAGGGGTCAAATCGCTGTGCAACCAAAACAAGTTGGTGAAGTTTTCATCATCAGCAGAAACAACAATCTGGTCTCCGATATTTGGAACTACCCAAACTCCGTTGTATTTTGCTCGTGTGATGTACGAAATTGACATTTCACCCAAACCAGTAACGGCGGGAACACGGACACGGATTTCACCAGTTAACGGATTTGAATAAGTAGTAATAGCACGATGTACTAATGAATGGCAATTACAGTGCATTGTTAGATACCTTATCTAAAATTAGTTTTTTGTTATTTAAGTATCTGGTGTGCGTTAACGCTGGAAGATTATTCCCCGTTCCTGGTGGGGTGTTACCAAATAGGATGTGAACATCACGAAGCAATTCGCTATTTTCTTTTTCTAATAATTCTTGTAAATCCCACATACCTGGGTTCATATATTCTAACGCCGATATGGACCCAGATGCGAGGCGGCTAAACAAAAGGTCTTTTACATCATCGGTGATTGGTAGTACCCCATCGGGGCGTTGACGAGCATTGGTGTTACCCATAAGATAGTTGGCTATCTGCATAGGAATCTGCTGGTCAATAACATCCTGCTCTGTTTCCGTAAGTTTTAGTTCGTCAATAAAAGTCTTGGCTTTATGGGCAACTGCTTCGGTGTTGTTGAACGGTTCTTGGTTGACGATTGCCCATTCACGAATAAGTTTCAGAGTTTCCCACAAGGTACGGCCCGATACTGGTCGGGTGTCAGTGTTCAGATAGGCATTTGCTAATTCTTGTTTGCCTATGCCCTCTACATAAACGATGTGTCCGACTCCGTTTATAGAAATGATTGGTTCATAAACAACTATCCCTGATGGTGCTTCAAATATGCCTTCAGGATTAGCGAAAGGTAATGGTCCAAACTTTCCATTGTCGCATCGCCAATCACGGCTTGGGGCAATAATCATGTCTGAGTTTGTGAACGAGAACACTCCCACTTGTGCATCTACTGGTCTGTCGTAGATGTCAATCACTCGTTCCAACGAAACAAGATTTACATTTTCTGTTGTTGATTCGTGTATCACAAGTAAATTATGCATTGTCCCAATTGTTAGTGGGTCTTTCCAAGCAATAATGATTTTGCCATTAGGCATAGAAAACGCATCGGCAACATCTGTGTCTATGTGTCCAGCAGGGGTGTTGTGCAGAATTTGTAGTTCAGATGCGCCTGTGATGTGGCGTAGAAGGTAGAAACATTTATGGGTTTTGATGACTTCTAGCGTGAATGGTTGAACGGTAATCATGTTGTCCCTTTATGCGAGTGCGCTTGCGGCGTAGTAACGGAATCTAATATACCCAGCCTGACCGTTGCTGTAGTACGAACCGCCTGAACCATAAGTATTGTTTGCCCCAACAGAACCATTAGAGTTGTTACCAAAACCACCGCCACCAGCGCCACCAGCCCTAGTTACATCACCTCTAGTAATGGACACTCCTGTTCCTCCGTTGCCTCCATACCCTGCATAAGCCCCTCCACCGATAGCGCCAGCAAAACCATCAGAACCATTTGCACTTGCGCCACCACCACCGCCGTAGCCAGAAAAAGCAGTGGATTTATTTAATGAATAATACCTGTTAAACCCACCAACATTTCCATTACCAGATGAGCCTGTTCTGATGTCGGTAGTGCTTGTACCTGCTCCACCACCTGTGGCTGTTTGAGTTGTTAAATCTCCAGAAATCGTGGTGTTGCCACCTGCTGTTGCAAAGTTATTGAATCCATCCCCTGCTGTTCCTCCTGCACCAACAGATGTGGTAACACTACGAGAACCAGTTACAGACACCGATGCTGAATCAACATATCCACCACCACCGCCGCCTCCGAATTGGTTACCACCGCCACCACCAAACATAATGATGTCGTAAATACTTACCGCTACAGCAGAACCGCCAGTCGGGGTGACAGTCGGGATAGTGAAGGTTGTGCCACCAGATGTCGTTCTTTCATATACTTGCTTTGACCATGTTGTAAAGTCGCCAGTAGTTGCAGTGGTTGTTGATGTCCCCACACTATTTGTTGCAGTTATTCTAACTTTATATACAGTACCTTCTGATAAACCAGTGGCGTTGTAGTACACAGAAACGCTCTGAGAAGAAGTATTTGAAATTGTTGTTCCACCCGTAGCGTCAT